ATAACATTAAAATTTGAAAATAATAAAATCTATAGCACTTCTTCACTTTGGGAAAAAACTGATGTTTTTGAAATAGTGGAAAAAATCCCGACTAACTTTTTCGTTTGGAATATCGGAGAAAACATGGGAACGCATGATTATATTCCGTTTTGCGAATCGGTAAACAATGATAATTTTGAAATCAATGCTGAAACGCTTAAAGCTGTAAAGGTTTCACCGGATGAATGGAAAAAATTAAGTAAAGCGGCACATTGTGGCGTTGGAAATCTTAAGCAGGCGGAAAAAGCATTGAAAAGCAAACGCCGTGGATATTGGAGCGACAGAAAAAGAGCCGCCGCAGAACTTACAATTGATATCTTTCGCAGAATTTGCAAATAGTCGAAGCCGCCGCCCGGCGGTCTGCAGGAACTGCCCCACCTGCACCGATGCGACAGGGAATAAACGAAAGGATGGTTGATTTTATGATTGAAAAAATAATGATACTACATGAATTGAAGCTTGCCGGATTTGACATTTCTGAAAATCTTGAAAAAATGTATCGAAAATATGGGAAAGAAGAATTTCAGAGAGAAGCACAGTCTAGCGGCTACGGTTTTATTTTAAAATAGAAAGGAAGGTTGATTTTATGACGAAAGCAGAACTTATGAAAGAATTTAAAGAACTAGAAGAAGAAAAGCGAGTGCATATCGACGGCATTTACTGGAATAGTAAAAAAAGTGAGATTGAAAACGCTATAGAATGCTTAAAATGTCCGGATGAATTGTTAGAAAAATATCTCATTGTTTTATCATTGAAATATGAAAACACCGGGCGGACGATCGCTAATAATGGAGATTTTAAGCATCACAGCTACAACAGGCTTTATGTATTTAATACAGCACGTCAGATCTTAAGAAATTAGACAACCGCCGCAGAGGATTACCGCTGGATCACTTCCGGCGGTTTTTTTGTGTGCGGATTTTTATTTTTATATCCATATTCTGCCTTGCATATTTTTCCAATACAGACATTTTTATGCGTGCGTGCTATATTTTATCCTATGCGTGATAAAAACTTTTCTATGCGTGTCATGCGTGTGTCTATGCGTGTATTTTAAATAATATGCGTGTGTCTATGCGTGAATCAAAGCATCATGCGTAGCTGTCCGTTGCTTTCTTCTTCGTACAAGCTCTGGCTGTTAAGCATCCTTAATGCCATTTTCTTTTTTCTGTAAAAATGCGTGCGAGAAATCGGCATGATCCCATAGTGTGCTTCCATTTTGTCATATGAGATATTATTTAAAATTGATTCTGCTATTTTATCGCCCAGGTAATCGTCTATGCGTGTGCATATCTCTATCGTTTCCTCTCTACTCATTTTAATAATCTCCCTATGCGTGACACCTAATTTTCTTACAACATTATACCATATATCAGTTTATAAAAACACAATATATTATCGTATTCATGCAACATTATTATATTTTTATTCATTTAATCATTGTTATTTGATATGTATTTTTTTATCGGTTCTTTCTTGGTTTTTTTAATACTTTTCGGTATGATCTCCTTCTACTAACAACCACTAATACACTTTTATTTTCGTACAATATTAGCCAGCTGTCCGGTATAAGTCCTCTCGACTTTAAAAATATTCTTTCCTCATTTATCGGTTCTCTTCTTTTATATTCTCTTTTTAACATGTCTCCTCTCCTTTATTTTTCACTAAATGCTTGTCGTCAAACCATTTTATCGTGCCACCTCCAAACTTTACTTCCGGCTGTATGATAATGCTTTTTCCTATATGTTTTACTTCACCGTTTTTTATTGCAGTGAAAAACTGCAATGTTGTTTTATCCATGTTTTCAATACCTCCGTTAAAGTTCAGTTTAGATTACATACCCATCATTTTTTCATATTCTTCAGATTGTCTGGATACTTCCTCAAGCTCTAGGAACTCTTTGTATGAACAACCCTGTGATTGTGCGATTTCCCAACGTTCCTGTTTTTTCAGTTCCTGTTCCTCTTTAATTTTGATATCACGTATCTCCAGAGTCAGGTTATCAATTGTATTGTCTAGAATTTTACAAACCCTTTCGCTTTTAGTCAGCGTATCTGTCTGACCTGCTGTTGCTTTCTTTTTATTCAGTTTTTCAATATATTTGTCTGACTGCTCACTGGTAATATAATCGCTCGCATACCAATCATTTATCTCTGAATCTGTATAGCATTTTTCCCCACAGACCATAACATATACATCATTTACTTTTGCTCTTTCTTTGGCAGCTTTCTTCAGGTATTTATCTTTGATTTTTTTATATTCATCTCTTACCGTCTGCAAAGCTGTTAATTCTGCATTATCCATACTCAATACCTCTCTAAAATCTAACTTTACATGCAATTCCTAATATATTCTTCCACAGCAGTTTTTGCATTTTCAGGCTCACAATAAATCATGCAACCGCTAATAGTGCTGTCTGCAATATCAGAGTCAGTTAAGTCTGCACCATTTTTTTCAAGCCATGAATCCAATTTCTCACACACATCCAGCAACTCCATTGCTAACCTTTCTCGTCTGTCGATGATATTCTGAATTTTCTTTGGAATTTTCATTTTGTTACCTCCACTAAATGTTCAGTTTAACTGATTAGTTCTTTACACATATTTTTAAGTTCATCGTAGTATTTTGCTTCATCATCAAGTAAATCAGTGATTGTTTCTAAAAATACTCTTTCCGCATCTTCCCAACTATGAATATCATCATCGATTAATTCCTGCACGTTTCTGTTAAGGAATTGATAACCATATATTTTTTCATTTTCGGTACTTTCGTCAAATAAAGTTGCCACTCTATCTGTGTCATATGCATATAACACTTTTTGCTTATTCCAATAATCATTTTCAGGTGTTACTTCTACCAATCTCATAAATTTCTTTCCTCCACTAAATTCTAAATGTTCAGTTTATCTGTACATTCGCCTGCAATTACCGCCCTCGCAATGACGCATAAGTGTATCATCTCTTATCTTTTCAAGATAATGTTCGCTTTGCTTGTTTGAACAGTAATAACATAGATTTTCAATATCGGTTTTTTTATGACTGCAAAACTTGCAATTTCGCAATTCATTTTTTAATCTTGCCATTGTTTACCTCATTAAAATTCTAATTTAACTGACCTTTTAGTTCCCACTTTCAAATTCTTCAAGTGCTTTGTAATACTCGCTTCCCTTAATTTCTGCAAACCCATCACTCTCTGGCGTTATTCCATTCTTGTTAGTTTTAACGTTCAGATAGCATTTTCCGTCATGTTCAAATCTGCTAACTGAATAACCGCCGTAACGCAATTCCTTAAAATAATCTCCTTCTCTAACTGGATGATTATTAATTATGATTTTTCTCTCAACGCATAATTCTTGAAACTCTTTTAATGTCTTGCTGTTTGCTCTGAAACTACGCATCATCACATCGGAATCGCAGAATATATTGACAGGTTTTAATAATTCCTTACCGAACTTTGCATTATTTTCTTCGCAATCCTCAACGTAAAGACGAATACTGTGTTTTTCGAAATCTTCGAATGGTCTATTGCAAAATCCATTTCCGCCGATATGATATGCGTGTCCTGCAATTCTTTTTTCGTTAAAAAATTCATTTATCAATTTTCGTCTTTCTTCATCGTGGACGTTGTAATCTTTAATTTCGTTTAAAAAATCTGCATTTGTAACAATATAGAATTTTTCCATGTTTTTTTCTCCTTTTACTTAATACTGAAATTTAAAACTGCTTAGGCAAACCGGAGCTGTCCGATCCGCTATACTGATTCATTTCTCAAATAATCCATATACCCCATTGATTGAGTAAGCACATACACTGACACCGCATTCGTAATTCTTCCTACTACTTCATCAGAATCCTTATACATTTCGTAGGCACTTTCCACTACTTCACCAATTTGTGTATACTGTGCTTTTCCTCGGCTGTTAATCCAGTCCGTTAAATCCTTTACTTTTCCACCTTTTATCTTGGATTTCAGATATTCGGTCATTTCAATCTGACCGTCACACTCATTATTTCCTAAATTCTTCATTTTCACAGGAACCGGGTACCCTTTATGCGCGCTGGTTCGGCTCCTTTCTTGACTTCATTTCTTTTTTTGATATACTATTTATATCGAAACACTTATTGTGTCGATTGGAAGTGGCGCATCAATCCTGATGAGATTATGCCTAGTATTTAGTGCAATACTAAGCAGCGTAACTGTAATTTACTTTTCCTTCTGTAAAGAGGTGGTACCCATGAAAAAACTTGAGACTGTAACAGCAATTTTTAATTCATTTTCTTGCAACTGTTTATCTTTCATTGGGATTTACGCTGCTACTTCCGCTAACAAGTATAACTTGCTGATGAGTTGGTGAAATTCCACCGAATAGCGGAATGCACTGGTGCATGTTAAAGCATGCACCTTTTTTATATCATCTGATCTAACGGCAAGCTCATCTGCCCTTTGCAGTTGTCCCCGATCGTCGTAGGATCCCATCCCACGCCGATATAGTCCAGGACTTTCGCCCATCCATAATCATTCCCGTCCTTATCCTTGCACATATGGAACATCAGATAATCCCACTCTTTCGGATTGCTCTCATACAACAGATCAAACCGATGTGGGCGTTTCTCCATGTGGATTCCAAAACCGCACATACTGCATCCGGTACGTTGTGCCTTAGTTGTATAAAGCGTTCCATCCGGCTTTTTCTCAATCGTTCCGTAGATTTCCGGTATAATGCTGTCTGGCATTTCAAAACTTTGAGATAATTTTCCTTCTTTCAAAAGTTTCTCATGATATTTTTCTTTCAGTCCGGCTTTCCACAGTTCGTCCATTTCCAGTGCGAGTTTTAAAATGTCCTGCCTATGGAAGATTGCAAATGGTGCCGATCTGATCGTAGATGCTCCAAAATAATTACATCCGTTCATCCGCAGGCTCTTGGCACGTCTGCCACCTTCGGATGCCATCAGTCCCAGATACGGCACACTGTTATGCTCTTTTCCCCAGTCATCACAATTTTTCTCTTTAAGGTAATAGCAGCACTTCGAAGATACAAGAAAATCTGGCTTCTGATAATCACACCCTTCATTTTCGTTTTCATATCCACCGAACAGCTTTAACCATCTCTGTTTTAACTGCATTTTGGAGTTTTTCTGCCATCCGCCATATTCTCCGGTCTCCCCAGTAATAATCGCATGGCGGACAGTTTTATTTTTCTCTGACGGATTTTGTAACAATTCTATCTTGGCAGCCACTTCCTTTGAAATGACCGGAAATCCAAATTCCTGTATGACCTTTGGTTTCGTCCAATAAGTACCATCATCCCTTTTCAGCGGTGGCACATTGATAATTCCAAGAGCTTTATGTACTCTCTGTATACTCTTGTCTTCCAGTGTGGATGCACTTACTCCGGGTGCATCAATTCCGCATACCTCATGTAAAAACAGGTATAAGATTATACTGTCAAGTCCACCGACCGAAACATGGTAGTTGAGCAATCTTCCGTCACATTCACTTGCGAACTCTTCTGCTCTAATCTGTGCATATTTTCTTTTATATTCATATGGCTGCTTTTCTTTCTGCATAAAAGATGCTATCTTCTCATATGCTCCGATCCGCTCCATTCTTTCCTGTACTGATTCCATTTTTTCTCGGAGTAAAGAGCTCTTTCATGCTGGCCAGCAAACCTCTTACTCCTTTCAATTTATTTTTCCGGTTTCTCGCACCGCTCAAATTCGATCACCCATACATAAGGATTCGCATCCCAACCGTAGCGGTCAATGTCTGATTTCTTAATGGTGGAGGTCCAAAGTTTTTCCCATTCCATCATCACTTCATCACATTGACTGCACTGTTCTTCTGTCCCATAACAGCACTGCGAACCGCTTTCTCCGTATGTATTAAGACAATCCCAACAATCAGGATAAGCTCCCTCTTTTATCACATCAACCGGCTTCATCTCCTGCAACCGCTCCACTCGTACATCCGTAACCTTAAGCCAGATACGTGACGCTTCTTTCGGCATGTGGATGGATGGTTTCCACTTTGTAACATCGGCAATGTCATTTCTTTGCCAATCTTCGTAGTAATAGTATCCTTTCGGTGCCTCTTTCCATGTTTCCCGGACATACAGGATATCGCCCGTACAGATAGGACAGGTTCTCTCCGCCGTACTTAACTGTTCCATATGCTCCTTATCAACAAAGTTATGTACTGCATAAGTCCGCCTGTCAGCATTGTAAAAATCCATATCCGGTACGGTATACTCATTTGCATCTTTGCATATACGCCGGGTGCAAGTCTTCCGTCCTTCCAGAATTGCCCGAACCATTTCTGTATTGAATAAAATCGGTTTAATTGACATCTACTCCACCTCTCTTTATCTTCCTGCCGCAGTAAGGGCAATACTTATAGCCGTTTTCTTCTGGTGTACCCTCAAATATCAACTGCCGGTTTTCACACTCTGTTACATAAAGGTTTGATTCTGAATCTTCGATTTTCCACTCACATGACTGTTCCGTGGCACACTCGCCTTTCACAATCTCAATAGCCTTTTTATAGGCTATAAGCATTCCTAATTCCTTTGGTTTATCATTTACAATATCATCAAGTACCCTATTTACTGGTACAAGGCTTTTCAGCTTTTCCAACTGCTTCACAACCTTGTCCGGGTCATAGGCGGTCGGCTGTGCATCAATCAGCTCACACAGTGCATTAGCCTTATTTGCAGGATAATTATTGGAAATAGCCATTCCTGCAACCTGTCTTTTAAATGCATCCGCATCAATCAATCTTCCCATCGTTCGCCCTCCTGTTCCAATCTGTAGTTGCTTTCGTTCGCTCGTCTTTCCCTGTTCTGATGCCTCCGTCCTGATCCATGTACATCTCACATTCATAGCTTTTTGGAAGTTCTGTTCCGCATTTCATGCATTTGATTTTGAACATTACCCCAACAGCCGAATGTGATGACTTATTTGTAATGGTTAAGAACATTGCGTTTCCACCGCAGAACGGGCATGGCTTAAGGCTTTCACTCATTCTTCATCACTCCAATCTATGCACTGTCCACATGCCGGACAAAAATCATAATCGTCATAGTCAACTTCGTAATGCTTGCCACAACAAGGGCAAATCCATGTATCGTATACAAGATGTCCGTCCGAGTATCCGTCTCCCTCGTAATCCGGTTTCTTCGCTGTCTGCTTCTCCGTCGCCGCCTTGCATTCTTCCGGCGTGCCGATTTCTTCATATTTCACGCAATTTTCAATAACCTGTCCGACTGTTCCATGTTTTTTAGCAAGGTAAACATATTTCATAGCTGCTTTTAATTCTTCTGGTGTGCCGATTGTGCGGTACTGCTGTACCTCTTCCAGTGCATTGATTGCCATCTCGTAACCTTGGATTTCTCTTTTTCTCTCGTAATTCTGTGTACACATTTTGGCTAAATCAATAGAAGTCTTAAGTTCTTTAATTGATTCATTCTCCGTCATTTCACACCTCCAACAGTTCCGGGTTGTCGATCATGTTGCCGATCACTTCAAAATTCTCTGAATCAAAATCATCCAGTTCCTCATAATCATCACAGCCAGGTTCTTTCGTACACCATCCGTTTTCGTGCCACACGACACGCTTTCTCGTCTCATCTTCTGGAAACTCATCATCGATATGCCCTGAAAGAATGTCATTCTCAAAAATCCGTCTGCCGCTTTTATCATTAAGTCCTGTGCACTGGCAAATAGTTGATGGGTCTATCTCGTAAACAGCTTTTTTACTTGCGAAAACCGGTTTAAAAATAAGCGGTCTTCCTGCAAGTTCATAATAACTACCAGACATCCATTCTCCGTCATCAATGCACTTTCCGCGGAATAAATATCTATCTTCCATCCTTTTCCTCCATTTCTTTCAGCTTGGCTCTGTCTAAAATCTGCTGAAAATACCACTCTAATTGTTCCTTGTCCCCTTCTTTTTCGATCAAAACAGCGGCATCGTTCCAAGTCGAATCCGTCAAATTGATTCCTCCGGTGATATAGATATCATCGATCCTGTAAAATTTAAAATGCGACTCTTCTACCGGATAGACATTTATACGATAAGTGCCCATGATATCTTCCATTTCTTCTAATCTTTTTTTTCTATCGATCGCCGTCTCTCCATAATATGAATTGTTATATTTTTTCATCGGCGGCATTCCTACAACCATATCTGTATTGGTATCCATTAAGGTGTTCAGAAAATTCAATACCATAGATTCTCGCGTTTTAAGCTCTCCTAAACAATTTTTAAATTTTTTGTCAGAAAATGATAAACCATATGTAGCGATCTCTACTCTTATATCTTCTGGCGGTTTTTCTCTGAGTTTGTCATATAACACGTCATTTAAAAAACTCATCAATTTTACTGAATTTAAAAAAATCATATTTCTACCTCACTAAATCCGTTATTTTAACAGATACCCCTTTATATTTCCCGGTGCGACAATACTCTGCGGTATCAAAAAACATAATGCATCCATCGTCTTTTCCGGTATCTTCACTTCCTACAAGTGCTATGCTTACACCGTTTCTTATCAGTGTATTTTTTAACAACATCAATGCCGCTCCTATCTCCTGCTTGGTTTCATCCGTCATTTCAACTTCACCTTTCTCTTTCTGCCTTTCTTCTCAAACTTATCGCACATCACAACCGGGCACTCACGCCTTAATCTGGTCTGTAAATAATATCCACACATGATTTCTGTCTGGTTGTGCTTGTATGCATATTTACATTTCCGGCAGTATTTTATTCTTGTCTTTGTCATCTCTCCCATTGGCATCACTCCGCTATATCTAAATCACATTCCTGCTTGAAATATTTCACAACATGGTCGTCGTTCATTCCCTCTACATAGTTCTTGGAAAAATCCAGCATCCTGTTCCACCATTCACGAATCAATTCGCCACTGAATTTGTAATTGTAATGCAGTGTATAAACTGCAATCACCAAATAACACTCAATGCCGTCATTCATGTTCGAAATTACGGATTTAATCTGGTTCTGCTTAGGATTCTTGCCATACATACGAATCTTGGCTCTGTACGGAAAATTCCTTGCTTCTTTCTCACAATCAAACCCAATGTTTTTTATAAATCTTTCTTCCTCTGCTCTAATGGTGGATACATTTTTTATTTTCTCGTTATTCTTCCGAAGAATTTCGTTGTAATTCTTTAGCTTCTGTTTTGAGAAATCTATGTCATAGTACAGAACATAAAAGCATGACATCTGCATTGATTTGAATGTCTGACAAAAACAATTGTCAGATTCGCTTATATGTCTGGCTATGCGCTGCATTGTGAATTTATCCTCATAATTTTTCGGTTCAAGCTTTCTTGTCTTTTTTCTCAATGCATTGCTCATGTTTTTCCTCCTGTTATCACTTTTTCAATGATTTCCTCCTGCATCCGCTCTGCGATATGATCCCGGACTGATTCTTCTGGGAATGCGATCTGATATGTCCGTTCCTTGATCCGGTTCGTGATCCGGTCATCGTAGGATAGCTTGTCCAGCGGATCATTACTTGTAAAAATCGTTACCTTCTGGTTTATGTACCGCTCATTGATGATCTGATACATTTTGTCATTGATCCATGACGCCGGTGCTTCCACACCAAAATCATCAATGATCAAAATATCCGTTGTGGAAAGCGCATCTAAAAGCTGGCTTTCACTGCCTGCTGCATCCCTGCGCCATGTATTCTTGATTTCCTGCAGGATGGTCAGTGATACTGCAAATTTGACTGTGTATCTTTTCATCAGTTCATTTGCAATCCCGGCAGCAATCCTCGTCTTACCGCTTCCCTTTGTCCTCGACCAGATATACAGTCCCATGCCTCTTTCCTTCTGGCTCTCAAAATCATCCAGATAGGTTTTTATGATTTTACAAGCATCTGACACCATCTTTTTACTTTCCTGCTTCCTGTACACATCCATTCGAAACGATCTCAGATCCATCCCACGGAATGCCTCCGGTATATCTGCGAATCGCAACCGCCTTGACATGACCGCTTTCTCACGGCACTTACACGGTACTGCTATTTCAACTCCGTCTTTTATTTTCAAAATCCACTCCCGACCTTCGCAAATTGGACACACATCAGAATCCTTGGAAGTCTCCGGTGTCTCCGCATTCCTGCATAAGTTCGTTGAGTGATTTTTCATGCGTTCCAATATCTCTTCCAACTGATCCATCGTTCTCTCCTTTCAGATACTGCATAAACAAGTTCTCTCGTAAAAAGTTCTCTGGCTTTTTAATATATCGCTCTGCTGTTTTCTCCCGTCTGCATATATCTGCATAATTCTGTGCGGCCAATACCAGATCATCTTCCGGTACACCAGCCAGTACCACATTGCAGTATTCTGTTTCAACAAGACAGCCAGTACACCGTTTCGGATAGGCCGCGGCAAACTCTCCGAATTTTTCCACGGGGGATATAGGGGGTGTGTTTCTTCCCTTCTTTCCTTCTTTCTTTTCTTCTATTGTTGTCGTTAGTTTGTCGTTAGTTTGTCGCTTGTATGTCGGTTGCTTGTCATTCTGCTTGTCGGTTGTCTGGTATAAATCGTACTTAACTACTGTAAATACGCTAAATTTGTTTGTCGTTTTGCTTGTCACTTCGCCTGTCTTTTTCAAATGCGAAATTGCTGTGCGAATTTCACGGTCTGTAAGACCTGTTTCGCCCGACAGTTTCCCGATGGACGAGACAAACGATCCGCGTGGAATCGTTGTCCCTTTGAAATTTCCATCCTTCCAATTGGCTTTCAGCAACATATGGATAAACAGCCGGGTTGTATTAATGTCTGTGTACCACTCCCACTCCAGAAGTCCACGGCTCAGTTTTATGTAGTTGCCATCCACCAGATCACCCCGTTTCCAATTCCGATATTGTCACTTCTGTACGAGGATGCCATTTATCTACATCCACATAACTCCCATCAGTGGAAACAATGATTTTACAGTTATCATCCTTAAGGATCTCGTAATGTACCAGAATGTCATGCAATGCCTCATGCAAATTTGTCAGATCAACTCTTCTTCCAGTTGGCATATAATACACAGCTTTTACATTCACAGGGCTTTCAATAGTCTTTATATCCGGCATATATGACCTGCATTCCTTTTCATACTTCGTGTAGGCTTCGGATGGGATGATAAATGGTCTGCCGCTCCCGGTAAATACAATCCTCTGGCTATTCTTTTTTGTGATCGGTTTCAAAGGTATTGTAAATTTATACTCCATCGACATCCTCCAAATTCAGTTGCGCATTACTGTCTTTAATTTCTTCTGCCAGTACATACGGTGGTTCATAGTTTCTTACGATCTCAATAGCGATATTTTTCTGATTTCTGTGGATGCAGTTATATTTACTTACCTCGAACTGTCTTTTTAATTCCCGGTAAATATCCGAATACACCTTTCCACGGATGGAACTGTCATGATATGCGTTGCTGTTCTTACCACCCAGACAATCAATCACCCGCTTATTTACTTCCGCTTTCACATCATCTGCGTCCGATGGAAGCAATGGCAACGTTTCCTTGAAATCCTGCAAATCTCTGTTGATTGCATCAACTTTGCTGTCTACTTCTTTAAGAGCTGCAAACTCCATTTCTAAAAGCTGCATTGGAGACTTCGGTTTCTGAATAACATCTTCCATCTCATGAAAACGATTGATATATTTTGCAGTGAACTCGGTGCCCTTTACTCCGGTCAACTTATGTGCGATAAACTCGCATCCTTTTTTTGTGACCAGATAACACGGCCGTATTTCTCCTTTACCGTCCTTATAGTTACTTTCTGAAAAAAATTCAACGAATCCAATTTTGGATTGGTTAAACTGATCGATATAATTTCTGATATCTCTTAATAATTTGCTGTGGTCTTTTCCGACCATCTCCGCAACCTCAACTGAGGTAATTGTTTTCTGTTCTAAATTCAAAACTTCTCCTTTCTCCAGGTACATGACAGCACCTGGAAATCATGGCTTCCAACAATCGTGATATATCATTTTCTGCATGAATAGGTTTCTTTCTGCCATTTGGCAAGGTGTTTCAACCCTATAAATCCTTTACAACAATTCCATAGACCTTATACATCTCTCTGAACCGGATCACTCCAAGGCTGTGTGCCAGTGTGTGGTGTTCTCTGCACAAACAGATTTTTTTATAACTAGAATCATCTACTTTTGTCCTGTCATTACCCATTCCGATTGCATCCTCATGATGAATCTCTCCATCTTTTCCACAGATTGCACATTTTTTATGTATCAGACAATAGTAAAGGTATCTTCCTATGTCATCTGTACGTTCTATTGCGTTTTCAGAAAGCGGTATCCCCCATTCCAAACAAAATTCAATCAGAAAGCTAATAAAGTCTCTTGCTGTATCCATTGAACAATTTGAAAGACTGATATGTTCTACTCCTGTTCGCACTGTATATTCATTCTTAAGTCTTTCTTTCGCTTCTTCTGGTAGATATCCTGTCCAGTCTGCAATATCCCCTATCGTGGCATATGCCTTTTTTCTCTGCTCTGCCGATATGTGTCTGCCATCATCAAACCGGATCTCAGCATTTCTAATTTTCTTTCTTTGGAACATGTCCCCAAGCTTCAAATCTGGAACAGATACAACCAAATCTGTACCGTCTTTCTGCTCTCGGTATTGGTTAATCTTTACAAGCGCATGCATTATGCATCACCCTTTTTTCCGGCATTTGCTGCAATCGTGACTTCAAGTTTTCTCATGCATTTATTCCACTGATTAATATCAAGTTCCTGTAATGTATTTACATGAAACAGCTCAACAATTGTATCCATTGATACATCCGCTTCTTTCAGTTTTCCGAGTAGAACCTGATATTTCACATCATCAATTTTCTGAGACGGATATTGTTTAAATACAATGTTCATCTCCTGATCTACAATTTCTAATTCATCAATTTTGCCATCCGAGGAATATTTAATAAGATTTACAAAAAACTTATCTCTTGTAGAAGATTTTCCATTATTGTCTGTTTTAATATGACAATTGGCTGCCGGAATCCATATAAAAGGTGCCGTGTATAATTCTCTTCCAATTCCATGCTTTACACATGCCCTCTTAAATGCATCCGATGCTCGTCCCTTTTCTTTTGCTGTATAAGATGCAGTTCCTACATCCTCTTTAGAAATCCACATCTTCTTTTCGTTGTCCCATGCAGAAATAATGCAATATAAATCTCCATCGATTACTTCATATCTGTCCTGCCATCCGAGCGCTCCATATTTTTCATCAAGCCTTTTTTGTCCATCTCTGGAAGTGACATACAACAGCAAAGACAATCCTTTTTCTGAAATCTGCTGAACTCTGCAACTGATTTCATTTGCATTTAAAAAATTATTTTCCATTATCTTGCCTCTCAATCTTCGATATAAACTCTCATATCATCCAGGCAGCTATCGCAGTAGTAATCTCCTCTAATCTGCACTGCTGTATCATCCTGGATGTGTTCACCGCAACATATACATTTTGGTCTACGCTCAAGCCATTCGACTTGATTCCGATCTCTGTCTTTCCACAAATCGTAACTATCATTCATATCTGTGAGAAAATCCCTCCCCATCATCGTCTGTGTCGGTAATCAGCTTTCTTGTACCATACACAAATTCGCCATGAACACTTCCGTCGGTATGCCATGACACTTCACCGGTTTCTATGTCTAAATCTTCCAGTGTTCTTTCAAATTCTGCCAGTGCATCCTTGAGTATTCCTAAATCCTTCCATGTCAAACCAGGCGCTGCCATTTAAAAATTCCTCCATTTCCATCTGTCTAAAATCTGTAGATAAAACCATGTATCTGACAGCTTTCTCTTGCTGCTGCTTCATGTACTGCTCGTTCCAGCATTCTTCACACATGCTTCCTTCACCGGGATCTAAACTGCATCCACAGATTCTGCATTTTCTGTAAATCATAAAATCACGCTTTTCAAAAATTTAACTATGTGTTACAATAAACGCAGAAATACTTTGTATTCCTACGGTAAATAGCACCAGTTCTCGCCAAAGAATGTTATGGTGCTATTTTTCTTTTTCACTGAGCAACCATCCTTTCATTTGATGGTAATGCGGTATGTATCTTTCAGCGTCAACCTCAATATGAAAATCCGTTGCCACCTTTGTAATAATCATGCCGACCGCTATATCCTCGACATTCGGATTTTCCTCACCGCTTACGCATTGAGCATTTGTCACTTTGCCACCTCCTCAAATTCCCCAAGGAACTCAACATCAGCGTCAAGCTTGTCCTTCCGGCGGATCATGTAAAAGTATGCTTTCCGCTTTTCTTCCCGGCGGTTCTCCACGTCAAAGATCACAACTCCAATAAGTGCAATCACCGCACCGAGAGCTATTGCAATCAGCAGAAAAACATAATACATTCCATCCGCATCGAGCATTCCACCGAGAAACAGGATTCCAAGCCCTACCGCTATAAAAACTTTTGCTACATTTTTCATGATGCATTATCCTTAACTACAAGCTTAATTCCTTCCTGTCTTTCGTAAATCTCTAACAGAATGTCCATAATCTTGGCTTTCCTCTCTGGTGTAATTTCCATGTCTGCTTTGTTCATAGGAATCTCCTTTCTCATTATTTAACGCTCCCACACATGGCAATCTGCTTGTCAACTTCCGACTGTTTCTTTGAGATTGCCATACCATCCGCAACACCGAGAATATAGTTGAAGTTTTCTTTGTCCAGCTGTGATACTGTTTCAGCTAGTCTTGTAAGGGATTCTTTCTGTTTTTCGCTCATTTGCTCACTTCCTTTCGTGTTTGTATTACCTTGTGTGATTATAATATCATACTTAGTTGGTCTTGTCAAACATTTTTTAAATATTTTGTTTGACATTGTGTGATTTTTGTACTATTATACTAGTGGGAGGTGATAATAAGTGTATGAGCAAATAAAACAGTTGAGAAAATCGCTTGGAATGTCACAAGAAAAGTTTGCTAAAGAAATTGGTTTAACTAAAAATTTCATATCTTTAGTAGAAACTGGTCAGAGAAATCTATCAACCCAGTCGATTAAACTTATTTGTCAATTGTTTAATGTTGATGTGGAATGGCTGGAGACCGGAAAAGGCGAAATGTTCATTCAAAAGACCGAGAATGAAAAGATAGCTGAATTTCTTGCAGATGTTCTGAAAGCCGGGGAAAAAGACCAGCGGTACAGATTCATAGCCGCTATCTCAGAACTGGATGAAAACGACTGGAACACAATCCAGAAGCTGGCAGAAAAGCTTGTGAAGAAGTAAAAAGAAAGACAAGGGCAATGCGCAAACCCTTGTCTTTTTCTTTTATCTTAAAAACCTCTTTATAAATGCATATATGATTCGGAGATCATCCTCGTCCATGCACTTCTCTATTAATTCTATTATTTTCTCTTTAAGCTCTCCCATATCCAATACCACCTTTCTATTTGATACATAAAGTATACGAACGTATGTTCGAAAAGTCAATAACGCATCCATTTGTTTTTATCTTAAACTTTCATTTTGCAAAAAAATGTCATAAAAAAATGACAAAAATGTATTGTTTTATAATCATTTTGCTTTATAATTGTAGTATCAAAAGAAAGGGGAGTTCAAAATCATGAACGAATCAAAAGATACTAAAGTATGTAAACACTGTCAATCGGAGATTCCTAAGAAAGCAAAGATATGTCCAGTATGCAAAAAGAAACAAGGTTTACCGAAATGGGCGATTGTTTTAATTGTGATCCTGGTTCTTGCAGCTATCGGTTCTGCTTCTGGTGGAAATTCCGACAATTCAGAAACTACTACCACTTCACAATCATCAAGCACAAACGAAACTCAAAATTCGACACCAGAGGTAAAGGAAGTTGAGACCGAATCAGAGCCAGAAATTGAATATACTGCGGTTGATGTAAGCACCATGATGGATGATTTGAAAAACAATTCAATGAAAGCAGAAGATACTTACAATGACAAATACTTAGAAATTACTGGTCGATTAGATGTTATTGACAGCAACGGTAAGTATATCGGGGTATTCTCTCAGACAGACAAATTTGCAATTGTTGGTGTCCAATGCTATATAAAAGATGATGATGTAAAAGCAAAGGTAATGGAAATGTCCAAAGACGATACTATAACGCTAAAAGTTCATATTAAAAGCGTTGGAGAAGTTATTGGATACTCGGCAGATATTATAGAAATAGAATAGTATACAGTCCCTCTAGCAAATGAGGGACTTTTTTTAAAGGGAGTTAAAAATGAACATAGCAATTTATCCAAGGAAATCAAAAAAAGATGATAATTCAGAATCAATGGAACAACAAATAGACGATTGTAGAAAGTACATTAATAAAACTTACCATAATGCAAATATAATCGTTTATTCTGGCGATTATGCGATCACAGGGCATAGCACGGCAAAAAGAAAGGACTTTCAGCGCATGATGGATGATGTCAGAGCTGGAAGAATCAATGCAGTCGTTATTATGAGATACGATCGTATAGCAAGAAATATGAGAGATTTCTGTAACCTCTATCACGACATGGAAAGCGCAGGATGCAACTTGATATCAGTAAGTCAGCAGATCGATACTTCCACGCCATACGGAAAGAACTTCATGTACCAGATGGCAAACATGGCAGAATTAGAATGGGCGGTTATATCTGAGCGATACAAAGACACTGCAGCTTATAAGATCCGTGAAGGGAAAGCTTACACTGGTAGAGTGCCTATAGGATTCAAAATAGAGAAAATAGATGGTGTAAAGAAAGTCGTACATGATAATGAGGAACAGACAAGGGCTATATTTGATTATTTATTAGCAACCAAAAGCAAGCGAGGCACTGTTTTATGGGTACGTGAAAATTTAATTCCAGACTTCACACGTCACAAATTAGACACAATGATAAAGTCAGATTTATATATTGGGAAAGTAAGGGAAAATGAAAATTTCTGCGAACCTTATTTTACCAAAGAGCAAATGGAAGAAATAAGAAGTATCAATCAGATAAAATATGCTCCGTCCGGTCATATATATTTATTCAGTGGGTTATTCCGCTGTCCTATATGTGGCAGGAAAATGGCAAGTTTTTACAGCATAGACAGGAAGACCAAAAAGCACCGGCAATATCAAAGATGCTGGTTCGGTGGAAATGAGAAATTGCACAAAACAAAATTAGTGTCAGAAGCAAAAACAGAAAAATATCTTCTTGAAAATCTTGATGCAGCATTAAAAAATCTTGAATTTGATGTAAAAAAAGAAGCAGGTAAACCAAAGCGCAATTTGAATAAGAAACTTAATGATGCAATAGGGGAGCGTGACAGACTTAATTACCTTTTTGAAAAAGGAAGAATTGATATCCCAGAATACGAAAAGAAATACAGTGTCTTATCAGAAAAAATAAACTCCATAACTGAGGAGTTGTCAAACAACAAAGTTGTAAGGATTGAGGAATTTAAGAAGCAGATCCCGGAAGACTGGAAAGAACTTTACGAACAACTAGATCAAAAAGGAAAACAAGAGTTTTGGCATAGAATAATAAAAGAAATCTATTTGAATGAAGCCTTTGAAATTACTGGCTTTATATTTTATATCTAGGACTTGTACTAAATAACTATTTCCTAGAGGTTAACATTAATTAGTACAAGTCTATTAAAAAGGGCGATTAGAAATTCTAACCGCCCTTTATTTTACGCTTTTACAATCGCAGCGTCAAATCCTGCCGATTTCAATTTTTCCTGCAAGGCAATAGCATTTGCTTTATTGCGATACGCTCCGACCTGTACACGATAAATAGAATCTTTATCACCTACGCTTGTCTCTGATCCAGAAGTTGCAGCATCGTCATCAGATGTGTTATTGGATGGTTCAATGTACTGCTGTCCGGTAATTCCGTAAACAATTGCACTTGCCATGCTCTTAAAGTCATACAGTGCTACATCGTCTTTATCATCCACGAAGCAACATTCAATCAGCATCGCAGGTGCTTTTGTGTGATTGAGCACGTAAAGCTTTTTGTTAATCTTCACACCACGATTTTTAAATCCAAGTGCTGCAATTGCTTTCACAATTTTCTCTGCAAATGGTTTTGCTTTGCTATTATCACTATAAATATATGCTTCTACACCTGTTGTCCGTCCGTTTCCAGACATATCCTTCGCACCTGCATTAAAGTGGATAGATACATCAAGATCAGCCGCATGAGAATTGCATTTTCCTACGATGTTGCAAAGCACATTGTTTGCGCTTGTCCCGTTCTCTACAGTGCAATCATACACTGTATGTCCGAGGCCTTTCAGCTGTCTGATAACCTCATTTTTTACATTTCTTGCTTCTGTAGATTCACGGATGATTCCAATAGCTCCACACGCTACTTTTCCGTCCGGATTGTGTCCTGCGTGTACATTAATAATCATATGTATTATTCCTCACTTTCAATTGTTGTAATTCCATACTGAACTGCACATTCATGTTCAAGCTTGCATCCACGGTACTTATCCCACTCTGGTGCAAAATAAGCTACATCTGCTGATGATAAAAGTTCTAATGATTTTCCAAGGAACCACAATGGCTTCGCATCGTGTGGTGCATCCTTAAAGAAAGAATCAATTATTTCTACATCATCTCCTACTTTCTGTTTTGCTGCTTCAATTGCTTTTTCTCTTTCTGATAAAATCTGCTCGTCCGTCTTGTCCTTCATTGGCTGACTGATAAATAATTTTTTCATATCTCAATTCTCCTTCTTTTCAATATACTGTTTGAACATCTGGTGCAGTCCTGTGCTTGCCAGACCGCTAAATAAGCCACTTAATAAGATGGATGCTGTGATTGTCCATCCGTTAATCCAAATGGCTAAAAGCACACCTAATACCGCACAAATGGTAGGAATATACTTGTTGTCCACATCCTTTATCCATTTCTTAACGACATAGCCTACACAAAGGCAAATGCCTACGATCACCGGCACCATAAATTCTGTCAAAAATCCTAAATCTGTCATGTTTAAATCCTCTCTTTCTGCTTCAGATGAAGCTCTTCAATCTCATTTTTCATCTTTGTGACCATTCCATTTCCGCCCAACGCATGATAGGCATCGTACATTTCCATAAAATTCTGGTAGGCATAGGATGGAATTTCTTTGAGAGCCATGTATTTATTATGGTACTCAATCATTTGTACTCGAAGCAACAGCATCGTTCCTCTGCTATTCGCATCTCTGTCTGACTTCTGATTTTTCAAAATCCACACTATGTATCCCATTAATGCTGTCAGAACGATAGGCAAAGCAATCGTGTACGTTTCTTTTAACATCTCCATTGGATCATCTTCCTTTCTTTTGTATAATTCAATTATAATATTTCAGAATAATTTTTTTGTTCCATTTTACTTCGCATAAACCAGAGTTAAAATGCTGCAAAAATAGCATAAGAACTAGTGGTGTATGTGCCATTCTCAATTTTAATTGTTTGTCCTGTTTTTAATGGTACAGTTTTATCTACAATCACTAAACCAGCATTATCACCATTATTAGCGTAAGGATTAAAAACGGGTACATTATTAATATATATTTTTGTATTTTGACCACTTCCGTGTGCATATGCAGCCACGTTTACAAAGCAATCTTTTGTTGCTACATAAGTTACTGTTGCACCAGCGGCGATGGTTGTAGCATTTTTTAAAACAGTTCCAACATCAATAAATGTATTACCCTGATTGCATTTCCAGCCATACCATGTTCCGATATCAATATCGTAAGTGTTTGACCAAACACGTCCGGAAACAGGATATTGCTCATGTAATTCCACAGTCACTAAATCATATGTATTAGCAGATTCAGAACACCATCTCACTACCCGATAACCGTAAAAAGGACCGGCTGTATATGGGCTGTTAGTAAATGCTGTGGCAGGATTATCCGAACCAAAATAATGTATTTTATTAATATCACTATTGCGATCGGATAAGTTTACATATAAAAAATTTGTAATCTGATTTCTTCCCGGAATGCTCTCACAGAACATTGGATCAGAAATGGTTTCATCAATAGCACTTACTGAACTAGCACCTCCTGTTCCACTTGCAAAGTATTTATATAAAGTACTGTTTTCTGCTGATGAGGTACGTTGTTGGACAAAGCCCCAAACGGTTCTTCCTTGGGCTAATGTAAGCAAATCCGTGGACAAAGTACCAGAAAACCAATCTGCATTTGATGCAACTACATCAAATTCGACTGTATATGCAGGAGATAACTGCCCTAGTAAATAATTTTTATTTATATAATCGCAGACAGCTTTCGCGTCAGCAGTAACATTTGGCAGTGCTAATTTGATATACGTTTTTTTTGAATTATTTATGTTGGTTAAACTCTGGGATACATCCGCGAACCCCGCCTCAATTCTATCTTCCAGATCATTCATGTTTGCAGCATTAAAAGCATCACCCTCCTGCGAGATTGTTCCTTCATCCCTTGCAACTGTCACAAGATTTGTACTGCCATCTTCCATCGTAATCAGTCTGCGGTTAATATACTCTGTAATTCGATTTTTCCATGTTTTCTTTGTAAATCCCATAATATGTCCTCTCTTCCTATAATAATAGTCCGGTATCATCTCCGGCATATATCTCTGATCCACAGTAATAATTGAAGTTGTTAAGTAAAATGCCATACACATCATCTAATATTTTCTCTATATCATTCATCTTCTGGTATGTATTGACTGGCATACTCGGTGTCTGCGGCGTGTCTCCATGAATCATGTACGCATTTCTGATAACCTCTGTGTTATTTATGACTGACATTAAAAATGTCTCATTTGGATGTTCTGGAACGTCTGCAACCGTAAGATTAAGTTCCAGAACATCTGATAATAACTTTGTGTTATTCTGGATTCTCTGCATATCTGATCGATTCAGTGCGCCTTTCATCCCGGCAAGCCATTCTGTTTTTTCGTCTACATTGAAGTTATCCCATCCTTTCTGTAACAACTCCAACACACGATCCACATCACTCTGTGACCGGTCCGTCACTGTCTGCATCCACACCAGCATAAGCAACCACCTCACTTTTCAGACGCTCATTTTCTTCTTTTAAAGCTTTGTTTTCCTTTGTGAGCTTCAGATTTTCTTTTCTAAGCTCGTCATAATAAGGATTAATTGGATTGTAATTCATCAGATCAGTACATCTCCTCCCGTATATAATTCAACTCCGGCGAAGTAATTTTCCGTAACAACTACTGAATACCCCCTGCACGTTGCCGTTGCGATAAATCCACCGGTCAAATCAAGCGTCTGGCTTTCAATCAATGTTGTCGATGTCTTGCCACCGATGGAATTTATATTCGCCCAATTTCCTACCTGCTCTAAGTCAACCAGGTACTTCATTCCCACCTTTTTTCTCAAGGCATGATAATCCAAAAGATAAGCGGCGATATCGGGTAATATATCAGCATTATAAATGGTGCATCCACTGTACTTCTTTATATTTTCTGTCTCTCCAGCTTCGATTTTATCCACACGTTTCTCATAAGAAAAAGTGGTATTTGCATATTTAATACCTGTGATCTGGCACTGTCCGGCATCCGGCATGTTAATGATGAGATAATTTGTTTTTACTTCTTTCAGCGTGCCGACACTTGCCGTGATGGACGATGGAAGATATGGACTTGAAAATGTAATCTTGGTATCTCCGGCCGGCAATGTTTTCTTATAAATGTCTGAGTTTTTTTCTTCCAATGCATAGTTTTTCATCTCAATATTCACACCAGAGATATATTTTTCAAGAGATACTTTCGTATTTCCATTAAATTTGCGATCCGTCCCGACAGTGGATTTCACATATCTGTCTGGCTTATAAACCTTGATTTTATCGCTCCGGCTGTCATCCGCAACCGCACCACACGCAAAGCATACCTGTTGCAATGCCTTGCGGCACGTCTGGATGGCTAAATAGCCACTTAAAAGTATGTTGCCGACTTCTTCATCAATCGTATATTTTTTGATACCGGCAGTGGCAAATATCGCATTCAGTATCACTTCTGCGCGGACATTGTTATATATCTGTCCTTCATAAAATGTATACTTATCTAATAAACCAACTACATCAACCAGCTTAAATTTTGCAATATTCTTTGAAAAAGAAAAGTCGTTGATGAAGAATGCTCCCATAGGAATCATGTTTCCGTTCTTAAACTCTGACAATGTGACTTCCTGCGTTTTCTGTACACTCTTCCATGCTCCATTTTCGTTTTCTGCGTCAAAATCATCATTAATATCAACAATTGAAATATCCGCTTCGTTGATAGACAAGGATGCAGAGGTCACATCAATGTCCTCCTGCACCTTGGCTGTCTGGATCATATCCTTATCCCACACAATATATTTTCCATATAAAATATACTGAAGCTTAATATATCTCTGTGGAAAAGTTGTCCTTACAAATTCAATCTCAATTTTTCCGTAATTCTGCACCTGTGTATTACAAACATAAATAAGGCTGTCCGGGTAAAATGTCTCTGTGATTAATTTTGTACCGGCGATTGTATACCATGTGATTTTCAGCTCTGCTGGTGGCTCATCTTCAAAATAAAGTGTGATTGCTGCGGATGTATGCTGCTCTTGGAACGTAACGGTGATCTTAGGATTTGTTTCAAAAGTACAATCTTCCTTCGATAACGCATCATTCCAAAATGCAATGTCTTTCGGATTTTCCGTCAATACGCTTTTACTTCCATCTAGCACAAATTGGTTCAGTTCAAAAGTTCCATAACTTTTCTGTTCTGTCTGGTCTGCAAATAACTCAACTGAACCTATGCTCTGGTTATCATCTGTCGTGACCGCGGCATCCGCAAGTGCGGTAACATCTATAAATTTCATTTCTGCCCTGCAATATGTTCTCATAAATGCCCCCTTACGGTGTCCTTGCTGGTTTCTTGCTCGTCATTTTCCAAGACAAGCCTTTATACTTCGCTCCGCTGTCCAGTACCTTTTCCACTTCGTCTTTAATAGAGGAAAAATACCCATAAAAATCAAACTGCTTGCTTGCATCCGGTAGTGATACATGATGGAATCTGTTCTCGCAATCCGTGATATGATCTATAAGCTTGTCATACATTTCTACATCATCGATCGTTCCGATTGAGATTGTATAATTCTTATAGAGTCCGATGCTCTCGATTTTAATGTCGCCGTCCTCTGCCCTCTCTGCATACTTTTCCAGAAAGTCCAGTGTCCTCTGGATAGACACCAGAGGGATATTATATGTAATTCCATCAATGATAAGTCCTTGCGTGTACTTATGTTTCATCTTATCCCTCCGCTATCCCAAGTCTTATTTCTTCGTCCTGCAAATATGGTAGATTAATTCTTGCGAACTCTTTACCATCCACCGCCAGTACTACCGTCTTTGCACCGCTATAGTCCGGCATTTTGCTTGCAAGCTTCGATGCAAGGTCGTCCATCCAGCCGGTGTTATTTTCAAGCGGCAGGATAGCTTCTTTTCCGGCTTCGCCGATTTCTGCAAGTGTCATTCCGGTTGTTACGCCACCGTTGGCAAGACGAGGCAGATTTACAGTAGGAATTGTCGGAATACTTGGATGCCATGATCCGCCACCCAAAAAATCAGGTAAATCAAATCCAATGCTGTTAAAGCCAGAAATCAATGAATTGAGACCGTTAACAACATGGTTTACCATACTTTCAAACAACTGAATTACACTGTTCACAAAATCTTTTACCGATTTTTCTGTCTGGCGTAATGCTTTGTCTGTGTCTTTCGTAAGTAATGCATGAATTGCGGCGAATACAAGTTTTACCCCTGCCAGCAAAAAATTGATCAGATCTAAAATAAAATCGACGCTGTCTTTTATATTCTTGCTCAGGTTTTCAATAATCGGCAGAATTACCGGAAGCACATTTTCAATAATCCATGCAATAATCGGCTGTAAAATATTTGTCCATAAATCGTTCAGTATGTCTATCACGATTCCCATTATTTCGAAAATATTATCAAACACAGGCTTTAAATGATTTTCATAGGTATCCTCAAACATTAACGCCAGATTCTGTAAAATAGGCTGCACATAAGTGTTCCAGAATTCTAAGAATTTTTCTATCAGTTCTGACATTCCATTTTTTACATTTTCGATAAACGGATGAATATGTTCATCGTACAATTCTGTGATTTTATCGGTCACATGCTGTACACCGTCTGATATAGTCGTTGTCAAATCCGCAATCACACCAAGAAGTCCATCTAACGCATCTTTTAAAGCATCCTGATTTTCTACAAAAGGTGTCACGATGCAATCGATAATATCTTTTCCAAATTTTGCCGCATTCTCCGTAACCATCATGAACGCATCCGAAAAAATCTGAATCAGGTTTGCTGTGATCTGCTGTCCATTTTCATCCCCAAATACAGAAAATACATTTGCGAATGCATCTGCCCCCTGTGATGCCAACACTGAAATATCAGATGCTATATCAAACATGTCGATAATATAATTTTTTATATTTTCAGAATTACTTTCAAGATAAATAGATATCCCACCAAGAAGATTTTCTGCTATGGTAGCACCTATGCTTACTACAGATGCCGAAATGCTTCCAAGTGACCTTGAAAAAGTCATAGCAAAATTGTCAACAGATGCAGAAACTTCACTATCTGAAAAAATATTTAAAAATGAATTCTTTATGCTTTCTATACTGGATTTAATATTATCAAATTGTAAAGAAACATCTAAATTGCTCCAGGTTTCATCCCATCCATTTTTTATAGAAACTTTTAATTTTTTTAAATAATCTATAAATGGCTGGATTTTATCTGATAATTCTTTTCCAGTAGGGACTTCTTCATATAAATCAGATCCGCCACTACCAGATCCACCGCTACCGCTTCCAGAATCATTTTTCTGTAATACATTCAAGTCATCAAAAGCCGCTAATGCTCCAGCTGCTTTTTTGGCAGAACCGGCTGTTTTATCAAGAGATGCCGCATAGTCTACCTGCTGCTTCTTTGCCTTTGTCCAAGTGCTTTTTCCGCTTATAGCCGCAATAAATCTATTCATAGCATTAATAGCATTTGTAATCCATGTGCATAAGGTTACGATTGCTGGTGTCAATGCAGATATGATAGGTGCTGTCAATGCTCCGATAGAATTTTTCAATGTAGCCGTAGCACTTGCCATTTCAGACATTTTTCCATTAAATTCAGAAGAATACTTCGCCATGTTCTGTATACCTTCTGTAAATGCCTTAGATATGGTCTGAGATACTTTCATGACCGCACCAAATATTGCAAAACTAACTACTGTCTGCTTTATTCGTTTTGTCATGTCAGATATTAAGCCAGAAGATTTTTTTGCTGCTTTTCCTACTTTTTCAATGTTTTTCGCTCCAGAACCAATAGATTTCTCATTGGAAACTGTTTCTCTCATCTTCTGATTAAGAACCTCTTGTTTGCTCTGTACATCAAGAAGCTTTTCAGATACTTTGCTATATTCTTCTGTAGTTGTAGGATCTATAAAAGCAGTTCCGGAAGATTCCATTGCGGCAAGCTCGCCTTTTGCATATTTAATTGAGTTTGTTAATTCCTCAACTTCGTATTGCATTCTTTTAAAGGTTGTGCTTTTACTGCTTCCACCTGTTTCTAAGAATTTATCCATTCTGGCAAGAAGTTTATCAAGAGAAGCAGTATCTTTTTCTATCTGCATCTGCACAGCCTTATATTCCTCTGTTGGAATCTTCTGACTTGCCAGCTCTTTCAGTGTCTTGGATAACTTATCAGCTTCTCTTGCAAGCTTCTGAAACTGTGATTCCATCTGCATGAGCTTACTTGATGCTTCTCCATTTTCAATCAACGTTTTTATTCTGATTTCGCCATCATATTCAGCCATGCTAAAACCCTCATTTCTTAAACTGTTTCAATGCTTCCTGTTCTGTTTCTTTCTGCTTTCTTATTTCTTCCATCATGCGATCATAATCGTCTATCTTTTCTTTTTCTTCGCTGGTATACTCTTTTTCTGGCTGTTCCAAAGCATATTTATTCTGTGCGTTTCTGATTGCATCTTTTTCCTTGGAACTCATGTTCTTTTCAATTTTCTTCTGTCGAATCTCAATTACTTCCATGAGAGAAGATAATCTTCTTGGCATATTCCAGATCAAGCCATTAAATTTCCACCAGTGCATATCTGCTACGGACAAATCAATTCCGTATATCTGCAAGAAATCTGCGTATATTCTCCATTGATCTACATCATAGTCAATAAAACGCTTTGTATTTTTGCTATTACCGGTATTGTCGTGATACCATCCGTTTAAATACCATGAAATACATTCATTTAACTCATGGTACTGTGGATGGTCTCTAAGTTCTCCGTATTCATCAGAGAACATAAGATAAAGAATAGAAGTTGTTTTCTCGTACTCATTCATTTCTTTGTCATATTGCAAAATATAAATCTGCATACCTATGCGGAAATCGGTATTTACTTTGTATCCGTTCCATTCAGTAGGCAAATTGTCCAGCATGACATTGTTCATTATTTTGCCCCACGTCTTCTTACATTGTATCTGTTCTGCACCTGTTCAAAACGTTTATTGAAAAGCTTATTCATAACAGGGATAACCTGCTCTACAAACTCCACAATTGCAAGTTCATCCGGGACAATATCTCCGTAAATCTGTTTCATGGCATCTTCGCCAAACAACCCATCTATACTTTCCGTAATCAGATTAAGATATTTCACACGAATGCTATTTATCTCTAATGCTGCATCCACATTAATATCATCCACATTCATATCGTCTTTGTGGTTATTTCTCCATTCGGCTGCTTCTTTTTCACAGTTCTGAGATATATTATTTAATTTATCAATTACACCTGCAAACTTCTTAGCTGTGTCTGCATTCGCTGTATCTACTGTTATAACTGTAATAAGATCTCCGTCTTCGTCTTTTATTGCAATTTTTTTTATGCCACTGCTTAATTTAATTTCTTCCATTTTTAACATCCTTTCCTAATGTGGGACACCAAGGAAAGGCAGGCATCCCACATATGCTAATTTTTAATTAACACCTATGAAACTGGGTAATCTTCATCCAAAGCCAAAGCGCTTACTTTAGGCGCCCATGTGAACGATCCATCACCAGCAATAGTGATTGTTCCAAGTTCTACATCTCCATTTCCATTAATCTGGACTGTAGACTTTAAAATATCACCACCTGCTCCACCAGTGCTTGATGCACATACAGTTACTGGGACACGGATACAATCTCCGGATCCGCTTGTAATATCAGCTTTATAGAAGCGATAATAATATGTCTCGCACTGATCTCCTGTTGGAAGCTTTTTAAAAACATCATTAAACACTGTCTGCATTTCATCTGACAAATGTTCTCTTTCCGGAGACATTGAAAGTGCATACCCTTTTACAGAGTTGCTTGCATTTTTCATGTTTACGTACTGTGTGCTTTCTGTGTTAGGTCCCCAGTCTTCAGCAAGCTCTGTGAAACCGTCACCCATTTCAGCAAGCTTTTCAGTTGATCCACCCATAAGGCTTCCAATATCCAAAAGTGAGACCATGTTAGTTCTGTCTTTTGCCATGAGTATTCCTCCTATTTTTTATAAAAATATTTAAGCTGCATATTAATTGCTAATTCTGTTGTTTTCCCATCTGCTGTACCGCAAAATACATCCGATGTGCGGTTGATTTGTTCTACAACAAAATTTTTATCTTTTAATGTAAATTCTCCACTCTCAAGGAACTTTGCAATATTTTCAAGCAGATTGCTTGCTGCAATATTATCTTTGTTTGTTGTTGGATTGCTTTTGTATACGATCTGGAACGTCATTTGTCCGACATAAGAACCGCTGACATATTTTTTCAAATAAACAGGATCCTGCGCCGGAAAAACTCCAATAGACTGAGTATCTTTTATGCTGTTCCATAAGATTGTTGAATTTGATGGTTTGAAACCGGGCGGAAAATTTGGATAACTATTTATCATATCAAGAATAGCTCTTTGCGCCGTTTCTGCATCTGATACAAGCATTATTTTTGGCTTTTCATTCAAATCATTTACCTCCAATCTCAAACCTTGGTATAAGGCTGTAAACACCGATAGTATTCACTTTGTAGCAATTCCCTTTTTCATTTACCATGTACTGGAAGAATTTACCCGGATAATCGTCTGAATTAATTAATCCAACCGGCAGTTCCCTATCAATGAGAAGTTCATCTTTCTTTGCAATCACTACAAAGTCAAAATCATTACTTCTTAAAGTGAAATGCTTTAGCTTTTCTTCTTCGCTCATGTTCTCCCAGTCTGGCGGATTAACATAATTCAATGTGCCATCATTCGGGATTTTTACAAGAAAACTATCTGCATCTTTCATTCCAGATTTGCTTATGTTCTCTGCCTGTGTAAGCTCGATTCTTACATTTTTAAACAGTGTACCGAAATAATATTCAGTTTCTAAAGTGTCGTTGTAATGCCTGTTATATAAAACCACGGCATCTTTATATCCGATTCCCATAAGCTAAACTCCCATATACAAAAGGTTTTCATGCCTTGAATCAACCATTCCGGTTAGGTAATTTGATGCAATATCGTAGCACTTACTATTAAGTGCCATTTCTGATTTTGCAAGCTCTACCAATGTCGAAGAAGATGCTCCAGAATCATAAGATACTGATTCACTTCCAGAAGTCATGCTCTTAATCATTTTCCCTTTTACAGTTCCGTCCGTATTTGCAATAACACCAAAGTTATTAACTGCCGCAGAGTAATCAGATACATTCTTTAGCAATTCAGCTATTTCGCAGGTGCAATCTTTGATACTATCCCACCATGCATCTTCTGATTCTGGCTGAGAATAAAACAAAATCCTGTTTGATGTGATCGCATTGATTCTTCTTTCTGCCTTTCTTTCATATGGAGCAAAGTCTTCTTCGCTTTCGAACAAACTTCCACCATATTTAGTTTGGTAATATTCAAAATCTACATATGACATTGCTCCACACTCCTTATTGCTGTGATAAGATTTCGCTGATAATATCAGCTTTCTTTGTTGCGGTCAGTGAATACCCTTTACTCTCTGCCAGTGCCTTAATTTCTGCAACTGTAAGAGAGTTTAAGTATTTTTCTGTGAGTTCCCCACTAGCATTTACCGCCTGTGTAGTGGGATCTATTCCCCCGGTGTGATTGAAACGTTAGCTACTGCATCAATGTACTCTGCGAAAAGTACAAATCCTAACATTGCATAAGTTACGCTGGTTGCGCAATCGTAATCGCCTCTTACCTTAAATCCGATAAGGTTTGTTTCTCCGCTGACAGTGTAAGAAAGACCGGCTTTCTTGAAATCTGCGTCAGATGGATCTACATAATAAGCAACAATGTTGTTTGTAGCTGTTGCCAGAACTTTTCCAGCTGGGATTTCGTTGTCAGAGCAAAGGAACATAACGTCTGCTCCGAGGAATCCCTTGATATAGTTAAGTCCGAAGGCTGTCTGTAAAGTAATGTTTGAATCTCCAAGATAATCATAGAAATCCATAATATTTACAAACACTGCAACTCCTGTAGCAGTTCTGTGCATTGACTTGAACTTATTCTTGACAGATCCAATGGATTTAGCTACCGCCATCTGAAATGTTTTTACAGTGTTTGTAAGTGTACCAGTTTTCAGATAGTTGTAGAATTTTGTTGTAATTCCATCCTGCAGGTCTGTCTGGAACTCTTCATCTGTCATTTCACAAGCTACTTCATATCCATGATCCTCGATAGCTTCGATAGAAACTTCTTTTGCATATTTTCCAAGAGTAATCTCTGAATAAGGTTTTTCTTTTACCGTGTAATGTGTTCTTGGAATCACATCACCTTCTGCTACAGTTTCACTCGCTAACGTTCCTTCTACATATTTGCTTTTAAGAACAGTTCCTGGCTGTTTTCTAATTGCTCTTGAAATTCCAAGAATTTCTCTTAAAGCCTCCCAGTTTCTTTCAAAAGATGTAACAAAATCAATTTCCCTTGCCGTTACATCAATGTCTTCTGTTTTAATCAATCCTGCGTTTGCTGCAAAAAACTGCAAATTTGTGTTCATTGTTAATCTGTTTTTGTTCATATAAAACTCCTTTACTGTTGGAATAAAGAAATGTTTTCGGCAATTGCTTTCTGACGTTCTGATCTATCTTTGATAGATAAAATGCTCTCTCTTGTTGTAGGCTTATCACCACCAGAATTGTTTTCATTCGGTTTTGTGAAATACGCATGTGGAGTCGGCTGATTCTGTTTATTTACAAATGCATTTGCATCTGTCTTTTTAGCTTCCTCAATAAGATCACTGAACCCTATCAGCTTTCCATTTTTTACGCTTACGCTTTCGGAAATGTCTTTCATAATGGATTTCTTTGCAGATTCAGAAGTAAATTCGATTTCCGCAAATGCTTCTTTCAAAAGTTCATTCTTCTCATGCTCTGCGATTTTGGCTTCGTAATCTTTTTTAGAATCCTCTGCCTGTCTTTTCCAGTCATCACGCTCTTTTAAAATGTCTTCCGGGCTTTTTCCATCCAACCCTTCAAGCATTTTCTCTGCTGATTCTGCCCGGTTTTTCCACTGTTCGGATTCTGATGAAGCCTTATTGACCTTGTCTTCCATTTCTTTCTTGGAATACAGCTCTTCACCCATACTCTTTTTAAGAGATTCTTTCTGTTCGTCTGATACTTCAATTCCGAGTTTCTTTAATTCGTTTACTACGTTTACCATGTTTCTACCTCTTTCTTTCCAAGTTGTTACTCCGGTCAGTCCGGCACGAATGAGTTGCTATTTGCTCCATAGCTGGCAATTGGGAATGAAGGAATCGAACCCTCGACAACCAGGATATAAGCCGTGTCTTCTTCCACTGAATTAATTCCCAAAAATAAAAAAGCACGCCCAAAATAGGACGTGCCACGCATCATCCCATAATTATTCTAGGTTAGCGAACAGAATCCCTTTTTCTGTCCGGTACTTTTAATATTCTTTCAATATATATTTTAACCTATTTTAAACAATTTTTTGTACCATTTTAAAAAGGGCAGATTGCTCCGCCCCTTTTTGCTATTTTCCACCGAAATACCTTCTAAGTACTTCTTTTTCTTCTTCCACAATGCAATCCTTTCTTAATCTGTTGCACTGGTCGTATATATACTTTCCGTACTCTTCTAATTTGGCTATCATTGCATTTTTATTTTCCAATGTAGGATTTTTAATGTATTCTTTTTTAAGCCCTATATAGTCCTCATACTGCTTTATAACGTCCATTTTCAATTACCCCATTCAAAATATTATCTGCTATGCCAACGACTTCTTTTCCATAAAGAGACAGAAAATCCGCTACGATCTCCTCTACATCTATTGGAATGTGGCAGTCATATGAAAATGAAGCGCAGTGTACCAACTCATGAGATAAAACTTTCTCTAACAGACTTCCGCTTAATGCATTTGATAAATAAACCGTTCGTGTACTCCAATCTGTAACACCAAGTGTAATTGTTCCGTCTGAACGCATTAAACATTCACTATTAGGATTTACATATAAAATATTCCATTCAACATCATTGATTTTAAACACTGCGCTCACCTCTTAGATTTTCTGTAACATCATCTGTAATTCATTTCTCCACATCTGCTTTTCTTCCGGAGCTGCATCTGATGTCATTTCAGTAATATCCATCTGCATATCTCTCAAATAATCTTTTCTTGCTTTTGCACGCTCTTTTTTATCTTCCTCTGAATTGCCATGATGGTTTTCTCTGGTCTCCATATAAGTACGTCTGGAAATACCGGCTTTTCCCTCTCTGGAATCCCTCTGATATGATCTATCTCCCATCATTCCGGTATCTGTATACATCCTTTTCAGGTCTTTCTTATCCATGTCTCTCATGTGCTCTGTATCTTCGTAATCATCCGGGTACATGTGATAATATGGTGGCTCATCATATCCTCTTCGTTTTCCTCTGCCCTTAGGTGCGAATCTTCCATCAGCATAACGATACCGGTCGTAATATCTTTTATCATCCCCATATTCTAAAAGCTTCTCCATGATATCTGCTTCGTCCGCTTCGTTCATTGCCTTAGTAATTTTGGCATAATACTCTGCTTCAGAAAGATCCTTTATCATGTCGATCACTTCTCCCATTTCTTCTGTATTGACATTCTCAATCCCTTTTTCAATCTCACATAAGGATTTTTCAGCAAGGCATTCAAGCATTTTATGTATTCTTTCGATATGCATATACTAAGCCTCCCTTACTACAATTAAATTACTGTTTTGAACCTCAATAGCCTGTCCAGATGTATTCTGAACCGCTATTGCGCTGCTGTATCCATAAGCAACATCTACATAAACCTGTGCAGATACATTGAATAAGTTTTCTGTTGCCGCAGGTGTCACGATCATTCTTGTAGACTGTAATGGTTCTCCGTCAATTGCAATTGCAAGAGAAATAGCTTCCACCGTTCCACCGGTTGGAATCTGGATATTTCCACTATAAGATACAAGAAATCTTGCTTTGCACTGGTTGGTGATTCCTCTTAATTTAACTACTCCGCTTCCCTGTCTGTGAACGATACATTTTGTTCCGCAAACCGGTGTCTCAGTAAATGCGACATCTTCTCCCTGCGGTACAGTCTGTAAAGCATTGGCTGTAAATTCTGACATAATATTTTCCTCTCTTTCAAAAATATAAGGGCAAACATTGAAGTCTGCCCTTTGTGTTTAAGTAATACTGCTATGCAGACATAATCTTTTCGATTAAGATACTTTAATTATTCAGTTGTAATTAACATCCGCATCCATTGTTACATCCGCATCCATACGGAATGTATGTGTTCGGGTTTGGCACCTGGTATGCTGGGATTGGTGATGGATTAACAGCGTTGATGATATGATTTGTCTGTGCTGTCATAGCGGTAGTCAGAAGTGCGTTCTGTCTATCCTGTGATGCTGCAAGTCTCAAATCATTATTTTCTGCCTGTAACGTTGCGATCTTATCCTGGCATAAGTAGTCAAGTATAGCTCTTGTTCCGGCATTCTGGCTGTCGATAATATCTCTCGTGTTGTTGTTCATGGTGTTCTGTAATGCGCAAGTGTTCTGCGCCATGTTGAAGTTTACACCCTGGATAGCTTCACGAGTTTCACAGCAACAATTTGCAAGCTGAGACTGAATAGCATTTGCATTCTGCATTCCTGCTACTGTGTCCGCATTAATTGCCTGCTGAATGGTGTTAAATCCTGTCAGCATTCCGTTGTTTACTGAATAAAAGCCATCACAAATACCATTTGTAATGCCATCAAGTTTACTTATGACTGCTGAATTGTCAAATCCTCTCTGGATATCAGCCTGTGTAGCCGCAGTTGCGGTATAACCGCCGCCACCATTACCACCGAATCCATAACCGCCCCATCCACCGAATAAGGCAAAGAGGATAATGAGAACCCACCAACCACCATCGCCCCATGCACCATCATTACGGTTTCCACCAGTAACGGCGGCAATGTCAGCTAAACTTGGAGATGAATTAAACATATGTGTTCCTCCTAATAAAATTTATTTATACATAATCTTGCAAGAATAGTATCAATGTTTGAACTGGCTCATGATTTCTTCTGGGTTAAGACCTTTTTCTTTGCACAAATTTCTGGCAAGCTGTTCCAGCCCTTTACTGTCTCCACGGCTCATCATGTCGAATGTATTTTTCATGATCGGATTATTTGAAAATTGAGAGTTGCTCATCATTTGACTTAATATCATCTTAGGGTTTCCACCGCACTGGATCATCTGCATTAAATTCATTCAGAATCGCTCTCTTTCTTTGCTCTGGTAGTCCTCTGGGACTGAGTTATTTTAGCTTCTATTTGGTCTAATCGCTCCATTATCGGGGCAAACAATGTTGCCGTGTCTTCTTTCGGTAATTCGTTCTGCTTTCCGTCTAACTGCGGTTTATATGTAACTGTCTGAATAAGACCATTAGCACCCCACGATTTTATATATATCTCTGATCCATCTGCTTTCGGGAAAATGGCAAATGGTGCATTCATAGGAACGTCATTCGCTGTAACTTCCTCAACAGAATTAACCATTTTTCCACAAAGTCCAGCTTGTTGCGGCATGATCTGTTGTGGGAATTGCTGTTGCATCTGCTGTGGCTGTTGATATTGAGGATAAGAATACTGGTTATATCTCTGATACTCGTACATAATAAACCTCTCTTTCTATCTTCATTTTATTATCAAAAGCACAATTGAACCACCCCATTAAACCGCCATTAAAAGGACAAAAAAAAGACACCCTTAACGGATGCCTTTAATGAGGAGAAAATTATGTGAAATGTTGTCCAGTTACCTTTAGAATTTTATGTTGCATTTTGACGTTAATACGTCCGGCTGTCTTAGTCGAAACATGCATAATTTCTGCACATTCTTCCAAAGACTTTTCTTTCTTACGTAAATCAAAGAGCGTTTCTTCTGTCGGTGTGAAATCACACAATTCTTTTATATGCTCTTTTTCTTCTTTGGTAAAGCACGTAACAATGTTTTTCATTTGCTTTACCTCATTGGGGGAGTTTCCGGCTATGACGGTGAGTTGTTGTCTCGCTTGAGTTCCACTACATTAATTAAAGAAAGGTGGATAACCAAGTATGTATGGTTAACACATTATTATAATAACATATTATTCCATTTTTGTTGTACCATTTTTTTTGATTTTATTTTTATAAGCCGTTGCTCGTCCATTTGCAATCGCAGACTGTTTTTTATTAAATCCAGACACTTTCGTTCTATCGCCTTGCAATTGAAGATCATTATTCTTACAGAATGATTGAAGCCTTTTATTCTGCATTCGCAGTTTATATGCGAGCTTATCATATTGAGGTTGCAAAATCTCTTTTACATCTGTTTCGGCAATCATATCAAGTTCCTGTTTCTTAGCCATAATTTCACGCTTTGTTTTACGAATTTCTCTTTCAAGTAATCTCTGCTTCTGCTGAAAATCATAAAGCTTCTGGCTTTCATCTGCATTTATATTCACATTTCCGTTTTCATCAAGGTACTTATTTACCATGTCTTTTCGCCACGGACCATGTGAATGTCTACAATTGTATCCGTGAAGTCCTAAGAGATTTACAACAGTTCCTTTTCCGGTTTCAACGTCTATGGTATATCCTGTGCTTTCAAGAAGATTCGGAAATCCGGGTTCGCTCCCGATTATTTTATATGCTTTTCCTTGCCAGTGATCGTGAGATGGAATCCCTGTTGGATTCTTTTTATCATATCTGGCACCAGGATGCGCTGATACGAGAACATACTCTATTTTATTTTGCGCAATATAAATGTTCGTCACTTGTGCCGCAGTCTGATTCATAGATGTGACGATGCAGCACCTCACTGCCGCTTCAAGAGAACGCTTCGTTCCAGTAGGGTATTCTACCATAACACCAGATTCTGCATATCTATCCAAAACTTCGCAGACTGCACTGCTGTAAGACTGCATTCCAGATGCAACTCGATAATCAACTTCATTCAGCATATTGAGCAGGTCTTTCTGCGTCTGGTTAATGGTTGTCTTTGTCAAATTATCAAGTTCACCGGATGTCTTTATTAACTCTGCATTCATTGCCATAATTGCCATATTATTTTTTAGCGGAGATATAATATCGGATGCTGATATTTGCTTCAAGACTTCCTTATCATCTGAGAATGATGTCATAACACTATCCCTTAATAATCTACGAACCTCATTTCTTGATTTTCCAGACATTTCAGATATTCTTTTTACAATCTCTGTGTTATGCAGTCCCATCTGTTGGAGTTTCCACAATTCTCGGTCAGCAGTTCCTGACAATTCACCGGATTTTATCAATCGTGTTGCAATGTCTGATATAATCCAATTTTCAAGATCTTGATACATTTCAACCAGTTTATCAGTTTTTCCGTAAAAATAATCCGGTCTAAGCATTATCCTTTTCCAACCTCTCTTTTAACAAGATCTATCCACTGCTTACCGTGATTTTCTTTTGCAGTTTCAAACCATCGTTTACCTGTTCCCGGTGTGTGATATTTTAATTCTGTTCCTGTCGGATACTTCTTTTCTCCACGATTCGCCCATGATCTACCGTCTGCCGTCAAATAAAGTTCCCCTACATACTGATAATGCGCATACGGTGTGTCTACTGTAATTAATCCGGGTTCTTTTATCTGCGTCTTGTTTCTCAAATCGCCCTGATGCATAGGTGTGTATTTTCTCATGTCATTTACAACCTGTTCATCAAGAACATTCTGCGCATTTCTCAAATTTTCATCTATTCTTTTAGTGTCAAGCTTAATATTAAAGCTTCCAATGACTTTATTATATTTTATATTAACGCATCCCTCTCTATCACTTCTCTAAATAAAACTTAATCGTCTCTATCACAGTCTTTTTCTGCAACTTTACCGGAACCATCTCCGGCGGTTCAGGTTCCGGGATAATATATCCACCTTTTAAAATACCATTTATAGAAAGTTTCGGTATCCCTTGAATTATTTTACTCCTCTCCAAATAGACCACCGCTGTTCCTTTCCGCATCTTCCTGCGCTCTCTCTGCAAACATTTCATCTACTTCATCATCATTAAATCCCTCATATTCTTTAAGGTATTTACGCTTAGAATAAATACCTTGAATCATTAAATTATATGCTCTTGATCTGTCCTGTTCGAAGCTTGCAAGCAAATCTTTAAAATAAAATATATCTTCGTCTGGTACATCATCATCCAGTGCATCCACATAGCCGGAAGGGATTCCGTAAAGGTCGCAGAATACATTGATTGCATAAATGAGATTTTTCAACGCTGTCTTTATGCATTTTCGAATATCGTTAATCGTTTCTACAGTTTCATTATCGTCACTTTCAACCTGTGTTGCTGTCAATTTTCCAGACTTTCTATCAAGGATAAACTGCCCCTGTGAGAATCCGCATTTTGTCGAGATCATAGAAAGAATGCTGTTAATGTCTGTGATTCTGTCAGAAGTGAGCATGGTCGGGACGTGTTCATCAATCGTGCTTTTTGAATCCATCCCCAATTTCAGGCCTTTAACGAACCGAGGAAGCTCTACTGTTGAGGAACGGATGCCGCCTTTGCCCTGCTTTGTCATGGCATTTTCATCAATGAAAGTAATGTGCTGTGAATCCTCAACTTCATTTCCTTTTTTACTCCAGGCTATATCGAGATCTCTAAGCTCCATAAGTGCATTCGAGAAAATCGAAACACCTTCAGGAGATGAGTAGTCGATCGTATTGTTAAATGGTGTTTTTAAATAGGCGAACAGTGGCTTTTCTACGTTCATAATATGAACGGCTTCCTCAATTGAAGACCATTCCGGAACGTCATGCAGTTCTATCTTTTTACCAAGTGAGTTACTGCTGTTTGACTTGAACGCTCTGTTCTGTATCTCGTACACGTTCAATTCTTCTCCCTCTTTATTTTTTGAAGTCGTGAAATGATGGTATTCAAGTCTGTAATAGTACACTTTATCTTTTACAATTCTATTAATGAAGATGCAGCCTCTGATATCTCCGTTGCTGGTCTTTTCTGTGATGGCGAAATCCCACGGCATAACATAATCTATCATGTTGTCTGGGTTCATTGAACCGTTTGGTTTTAAAATTATACCACCAACTCCGAGCATATCTTCGACTTTGTCTCTGATAGAAGTGTCAACCATTGCCTTAATGCACTTATTAATAAAATCCGCTCTCTCCGAACCTGTTATGCTCACTGACAAATCCATACATGCTTTCTTTGCTGTGTACTGGCAGAGAAATTTTGCAAAATTGATTGTACGGATGTCATTGTTTTTCGGATCCACCCAGAAAGGGCTTCCCTTAATTATGTCGTTCCATCTCTGCTGTGAGTTTTCAATCTCCGGAGAAGTGATAAACTCGACATTAAATTCTTTCTCAGCATCTGTTCTAAAAAACTTCATGATCGTCTCCCTTATTTTTTCAAAAAAATTCATTTTTTAATCCTCATAATCGTCGCTGTCTTCTTCTTCCTCATCATCATAAAGACCGTCATTTCTTCGGCTGGTCATGATAATCCTGTTTAATGCATAAATGTTTGCCATGATCGTATCTTCTTCTAAGGTCGGGTATGCATCCGAAAATGAACCATCTGGAAGCTGCTCATGTTCTGCTTTTACAAACTCTTTTTCTGTATTCGGGCATCGATCTGGATCAATCACGATCTTATTACATCGCTGAAGCCACTCCCAGCAGTAATCTCTGCCTTTTCCGCTTCCCCATCTTTTCTTTGCCCCGATCGCATTGAATCCCCAGTCCTGCATCTCTGCTATTCCGTCCGGTCTGGCAGAATCGCAAATTATTTCCACATTCATAAACTTCTTTATCTTTCTGGCAAAGGTAGAGTTTTTACATTTTTTAGAATACACTTCGCCGAAAATGTAAAGAGTATCCGTCTCATAGTCGTAATAATTCTGACTGAATACCTGTGGGTGTGTATATCCGAAGTCCAAGCCGTGGTTTATTATATCGAATGTCATTAACTCTTCATCCGATATTTTTCGGATTTCTAAATTGTCAAAGATGCCGCCGCCTGTTCCGGTTACTTCGCCTAAGTAGTTGTTTTTATAATATAATGGCTTGTGAATCCTGAACCATTCCGCACGCTCGAAGAATCGCTTCCCTAACCATTTTACCGGGACATTATAATAATAACTGTGACAGATCCTTGTCTGCGGCTTGTTCTGGCACTCTTCGGTGTACTCATTCATAAAGTTGTTTTTTGACTTAGGAGGATTGAAAATTTTTATGTCGAGTGCTGGTGTATCTGCTCGCAGAAATGTATCCTCGATGTTATCCATCTGCTCAACTCCTGCCATCTCATCGCACTCCTCGTGGATCAGCATCTTAACGTAGCCAAATGGAACATTAAATGACTTCAAGCTGATCGGCTTATCTGCTCCTGCAAACATGACCATTTGCCCGGTCGGTTTATACACCGCACACATTGGGGATTGTTTAAAATCCCAGTTATCAAGATCATGATATCTTATGACCGTTTTCATAAACTGATTATATACAGATCCACGCAGGTCGACTTTATACCGCCTAGTATATACGATATGAGCCTGAGAATCCTGCCGAATGGTCTCGTATGCCAAACCTCCCCAGAAGTTGGACTTAATAGAACCACGCCCACCCTTAGAAATGATCTCATGTACATCTATCTCCCCGGTAAAGGCTTCATGTACTGTTCTGTAAATTTCAACGAAGTCGCTCGTTATGTCTGTGATTGGAAGCGTCCATGGTGCCGCCTTCTCTCTCTTCTCTTTCTCTTCGGCTTCTAGCTTATGCTTTTCTGCAATCGTCAAAGCTTTCTCCAGTCCGTCCATTGCCTTAAGCTGATCGGAGAAATCTGGAGAGAATCCAAGACCGTCCACGACTTCGCCCTTCGCTATTTTACTTCTGCGCTCTTGGATCTCTGCTAGCGACATGATATCCCGGTGCTGTTCTTTTTCAATGTGCTCGATCTGTTTGGCTATATATTCGGAAACGCTAACATTTGCTAGCAATCGAGCCGCCCCTGCGTTAGCTCCATTTTTACTATATCCTGCCTTTCTGAACGCCCGTGTGGCATTTCCGCCATTCTTTATATACTCATCTGCAAATGCTTTTTGTTTCGGTGTGAGTTTTCCCTTCATCCACTCACCGCCCATCTCGCATTTCGTTAATTGCATTTACTATACGGTAAGTGTCCTCTGCCATCTTCTTTACATTCTCCGGCTTTCTTAATTCCTCTATTGTCTTTTTAAATACATCTTTTAGCTCCGGATCATCTCGAAACCGTTTCTGAATTTTCTTTCTGGAACAATCGAGACAAATATCTATTCTCTGCTCCTGCGGCAGTATCTTTCCGCATTCTCTGCATTTCGTCATTTGCTTACCTCCTTATAAATTTCAAGCAAGCAGCATATTACTTCTGGGATAGATGCCGTTTTAAGAATCTCAAAATCTTCTGTTTTCCATTCTTGTTTTTTCGTTTTAAAGGTGTACACCGGTGTAAGGATTCTGTACATTGTGATCATGCGCTTCTGATCTTCACTGTAGAATTGATTCTGATTTATTTTTATAATCAATCCACGCTGGACAATCGCAGTCTGAAGCTTTTTAACTTTTCCTTTTAAATTTGCCAAGTCGCACACCTCCCATCATTTTACTTATAATTTTATTATAAGATATTTTTTAACTGTTTTTGTTCCATTTTTAGGCATAAAAAAAGCGGCTATATTTCAAGCCGTTTTTTCTCGTTTCTTCGTTTTTCTCTTTCTCGTTTTCTTTTCAGCCTCTCCTCTTCTGACATTTTCTGTTTTCTCGGTTTTCTCTTTTTTCTCTTTTTTCTCTCCGGAAATCCTTCTCGCGCCTTATTTTCTTCGCTCCATTCTAATAAACGCCATCCCTTATACTGAGCACTCCCACTTTTATGCTTTCCGAGCAAATATCTTTTAATGTCTCTTATTCCACTAGAAAAAAGATCCGGTTTAATTGGGCTTATGATATCCTCATTGTCAATTGCCCATTTTTTTAAATTGTTAATTCTGTAAACATCACCTCCTGGCGACTGGATCACCCAGCTTTTCGCATTTGCATTCGTGTCTTTTCTGCCTGTGTTCGGGGATTTCTCATATCCGAGATGCGCTTTTTTCAAAACTTCTTTATTTTCATCGCTCACACCATAAAAATGCCTAAGCTTTTCCGAGCATCCTCTGCTACACGTTCTCTCTGTTCCTGATGGCGCGGAGTAAAATTCTTTTCCGCAAATTACACATTTTCTCATGTTTCTTTGTGCTTCTGCTCGGCATTTTACCGAGCAGTATAATTTATTTCGTCCTTTTTCTTTTCCGCAAACCACGCATTTCCCTTGCATTTTTTAATCCTCTAAATCAAACTCGTCTGTCACATTGACAATTTTATAAGACTTCTCATAGTCGATCATGTCCAGATCCTGATCTGGAATCACTTCAAAATAAACCTTATAAACTTTATCGTCATGAACCATGTACTGATAAAACTCATTTACGTCCCAGCAATCCGCATCTCCAATGATTCTAACATTTTCAAAATGCTGAATTTCTCCATTTTCCTCAACGGTTAATTTCTGCAACGGAAATTTCTCTTTTTTATCAAACCAGTCTTCTAATATTTTATATATTTTCTCTTCCATCTTTGTTATCCTCATTTCTTGATTTTTTTTAAATAATTCTACTGCCTTAAAAAAAACATCCTCCGAGTCATCCACGCATTTTATGTCATTCGGATCATAATTCCATTTCTGCAAAAGGACAACCCAGTAAGTTTTACCATCGTGTGAGGTCACTGGCTGTTCAAATTTAATAAGCTGCCACGCTTCCCCATTCCTATTATAAACTCCTGTAATTGGTTCAAAAAAACTTCCGTCGTATTGTTCACCGATTATTTTTCTTAATTCATTTTTTATTAATTCTTCCATTTTCTTTCCCTCCGTGTGTTGTGTTTTCCTTATTTCTGATATTACAATACACCGTTTTTAATGTAATGTCAATATGTTTTTACATTATTTTTAAAGTATTTTATTTTTCTGTATCTTCTACATATTTTATTATATTACCCGGCTGCATATCCAGTATATCGCAGATCTTTTCGAGGGTTTTAATCCCTATCATTTCTCCTTTTCGCAATGATTGGATTGCGCTTTCTCCTACGATCTGCTCTTTTCTTAGCCGTGTCGTGTTATATCCGCTTTCTTTCAGCGTTTCTAATACATCAATTTTATATTTAAGCATCTGCACACCTCTCTTTCGTATTTATTATATACCTGATACATTTTTATTTCAATTAATTTTACACCAAAAAAATACACAATTATCGCTGATATTTTTGCACTTATTTTGGTGTATTTGTATATTGCAATTACACTGTTTTTAGTGTATTATAATATTAACAAAGGAACAGGAAAACAAACGAAAGTGAGGATTTGAATATGACTGGATCTATTAAAATCAACGGAACATATGGAGCGAAAATTGGAAATTTACAGGTATTCACTTATGAGGGTGCTGTTAATGCTTATAAAATTTTCTGTGAGCTCTTCAATCGTGACATGACAATGGAAGCGTCAGCGGTTATGAGTGATGCATCACTCGATATGCACAGGATCGGTTTTACATGGGACGAGATCGAAGCGATTGAATTATCAGTATTATGAGCCGAAACGCTCCGTCTGGAGCGTCCACCGTGGAATGGTCGCCCGGTGCTGATGATGGCAGACCAGAAAGGGAAAATATGATAACATTAAAATTTGAAAATAATAAAATCTATAGCACTTCTTCACTTTGGGAAAAAACTGATGTTTTTGAAATAGTGGAAAAAATCCCGACTAACTTT